CAGCCTGTCGCTCGCCGTCGGTAACAAGCACGAAGTTACCAGCATGCGATCGCCTGTCACGGGTTCTGCGTCAAGCGCTCGTGTCATCAAGCAGTACAACGTGACGAGCATTGAGCCTGGCACGATCACGGCTCGTTTCCTTGGTTTGCCAGACTTAACCGTACTGGACATGGGCAAGTATGGCGTGCTGGTGTTTTCGTACGGCTCGGGTGGCAGTGTGATGGCTCAGGCTTTTCTAGAGTCGCTTGATTCTGAGTTTGCAAAGGGTGAATTGGTTCAATGGGCGGCTGTGTTCCAGTTGTCTGGGGCTTAGATAAAGAGGGAATAATGGGTTTGACTGCCGAGGACATTCTTGGGCTCGACGACATCCGCGCGCCGCAGAAGCTGCACGTGAAGGCCTGGGGCCGCGAGGTATATCTCCTCGACCCGACGGCCGACATTCGCGACGAGTGGGAAATCTACTGCGCGTCGAACCAGGGCAAGCCCGCGAGCTGGCGTGCCAAGCTGGCCAGCCTGATCCTGTGCGACGAGAGCGGCAAGCGATTGTTCACAAGCGACGCCGACGTGGCCAAGCTGGGGAAGAAGAACGCCCGGGCCATGCACGAGATCTGGCAGGCCGGCCAGAAGCTCTTGTCGATTACCGACGCTGAAATTGAGGAACTCGAAAAAAACTGAGGAGCCGGCCGGACGACGTGTTTGTCTACCGGCTGGCCCTCGAGCTCGGAATACCTGACCCGGAGGAATGGAAGAAGCGGCTGACGCTGCGGCAGTTACGGCGGTGGATGGCGTACTGGCGAGTCGAGCCGTTTGGCGATCACTGGCGAATGGCAGCCAGGACGTCGCTTACGACTGCCGCCGGAATGGGCGCCAAGCCAGACCCAGACTCTGAGGAGCGATTCTTGCCAAGCTACCGCGACAAACCGCAGACCGAAGAAGAGCTAAAGCGTGAGCTGATGAAGATCCCAGCATTCCGCGAGCAAATGCAGAAGGGCTGACAGTGGCAACGATCGGCAAGGTATCCGCCGTGTTCTCGGCCTCAACGTCTGGCCTTCGGGCAGGCGTGTCGGATGCCATTCGCTCATTCCGGCAGCTTGGCGGCGAGGCAGGCACGCTTAAGAACATCTTTACTGGAATGCAGGACGTGGCCGCCAAGGGCGTCGGGGCCGTCGGCCCTGCCGCGGAGGTGGCCGCCACGAAGCTCGGCCAGTTCCAGCGGCTCGCGCTCTTGGCTCAGCAGGCCCTTGCGGCCGGTCGGATCACGGCTGAGCAGTTCAAGGCCAAGCTGGAGTTGATTGGAGTCGCCGCAGAGTCGGCCGGCGCGGCACTTGCTGCCGGTGCAGCGCTGACGAACAAATACGCTACAGCCGAGGAGGGTGCCTCGCGGTCGATCGCCGAGGCCAACTCACTGTTGGCTCAGGGCGTGATCTCGCAGGAGACCCACGCCAGGGCGATGGCAGACCTGACGGGCGAGACTGCGCGCGAGCGGCAGGAGATGGAGAACGCCGGCCGCGCGATGGAGATGATGTCCAAGACGTTCAACGAGGGGGCCGCGGTCACGCAGTCAGTGCGGACAGCCGAGGAGCGGCACGGCGACGAGGTGCAGCGGCTCCGCGGCCTGCTGGCTGCCGGGGCTATCTCGCAGGAGACCTACTCGCGGGCCGTCGACCGAGCAGACGACGAGCTGCGGCAGGCCACCGGCGGCACGCGTGGGCTGGCGGCCGCCACCTCCGCGGCGAGCTCTGGCGTCGAGAAGCTCGGCGGCAAGCTTAACGCCCTGATCGCCATCCAAGCCGCCCAGCTCTTTGGCCAGATCTCGATGGCCGTAGGCAATGCCGTCCGATCGTTCGTGAGCATGGGCGCCGCCCAGGCCGACGTGATCGACAGCCAGAGCGACCTGGCCAAGCGGCTCGGCCTGACCTACGGCGAGCTGGCGGGCCTTGGGTTTGCTGGGGCTCAGGTTGGCGTGTCGATGGACTCGATCGGCAAGGCCGTCACGAAGGCGGACGTGGCGTTCGTCAAGGCTACGCAGGGTTCCAAGACGGCCACTGCGGCCTTTGCCGGCATTGGGCTCTCTGTGCAGGAGCTTGAGGGGCTGTCGCCTGCAGAGCGGTTTCGGGCGATCGCAGACGGTATCTCTGCACTACCGACGGCTGCCGAGCGATCGCGGGCCGCGCTCCAGATCTTTGGCAAAGGCGCCGCCGAGTTGCTGCCCATGTTTGAGGGCGGCGCTGGTGCGATTGCGTCGGCCACCGACGAGGCGGCCAAGTTTGGGTTGGCTCTCACCAACGACCAGGCTGCGAGTGTCAACTCGATGTCCGACGCCTTTGACAAGGCACAGATGGCCGTTCAAGGCATCGTTGGCCAGGTCGTGGCCTATCTGGCCCCGGCGATCCAAGGCGTCACAGACACGTTCTTGAATCTCATCGGAGGCATTGGCGGCGCTAACATCGGCCAGTTCATTGGCGAGGGCATCATGATGGGCGCCCAGTTCCTCGCCGGGATCGCCGACTGGGTGATTAAAGGCATTGGCGGCGCGTTTGAGTACGCCGGCGTGGTTACTGGCGTATGGAATCGCGTTGTGTCGGCTCTTCAGGCTGTGTTTTTTCTTGGCGAGGCTGCGTTCAAGGGAATTGCAGCAATCCTTGCACGGTCTGCCTCTGGCTGGGCAATGCTGCTCGACTCGCTTCCCGACGCTGTTGCCGGCACTGGCTGGGCCGAGTTTGGTAAGTCGATGGAAGACTCCGCCAACACGCTGTCGACTGGAGCCGACGCAGCAGCAAGAAATGCCATGACTGCAGCCGGGAACGTTATTACCGGCGACACCATGAAAATTGACAAGTTCCAGGGAGCCGGATCGCTGTCCACGATTGTGGCGGACGGGCTTGCCAGGGCGAGGGCGGACGCCGCTTCAAAGAGCGTGGCCGAAACAGGCGCCGCCAAAAAGCCAGTTGTGCCACCTGGCGAGCAGGCAGCCGTCGGGGCCTCCGCGGAATCGCTCAAGGCGACCGACAGCCGTTCGAAGGAAGGCATGGCCGAGATGTTCCGCCTCATGCGAGGCAGCGGCGACGAAGTGCAGGAGCAGCAGCTCGGCGTGCTCGAGCAGATCCGCGATGCCGTCTCCGAGGGCGACGACATGGAAGCCTTCGGCATTCTGGGAGCGTAACTCATGGCAGTTGTAGCCGTTCTCGAAACCGCTCGCGGCACTGGCGTAAGCGGCAAATATGGCGAGTCGTTCACGTTTACCCGTAAATGGATCGTGCGTGTCGATTCTCCGTTCACGCCGCGGACGCTGATCTCTCGCGCCCCGGGCATCGTGTTTGGTGCCGGCCATCCAGACTTTGCCAGCCATAAGGCAATGGAGTTTGACTGCACCGAGGAATCCGGCGATGGGATGATGTGGTCGATCACGGTGCGGTACTACATCCCGCCAGCCGACAACACGCCAAACCCGTCCACGGGCCTTCCGGTTGACAGTTGGTCTGGCAGCGGCTCGACGATCACGGTCCCGGTGTTTGAGGATAAAGACGGCGTTAAGATCGTCAACTCCGCGAAAGATCCGCTGGAAGGGGCCGAGCGAGAGTCGAGCGAGTTCACGCTCCAGCTAACGAAGTGCTACTCCGATTTGGCCTGGTCGGCGATTGCCAAGGCGCAGTCCAACACAGTGAACAGCTCGACTTGGAACGGCTCGGCCGCCAGGACGTGGAAGGTGGCGTTTAAGAGTGCTTCCAAGAAGGAGGCCACCTCAAGTTCCGCCGACACGACGCAGCCATACTGGGAAACAACGTGGGAGTTCTGCTACCGGCAGGAGACATGGGACTTCAAACCTTGGGACGTCGGGTTCAACGAGCTCGTCACGAGCGACGGCACGCCATCGGCCTCTGGCACGAAGCGGGCCGCGGTGCTGGGTGCTGACAAGAAGCCCGTAAAGGCTCCCGTGGCCCTGACCAGTGGCGTGGCCAAGGCTGCCGGATCGGCCCCCGACGCGCTCACGTTCAAGCTCTACAAAGAGACCGATTTCTCCGTCTTCGGGACACCCGGCTAATGGCAAGGCCTCCGCGACAATCCGGGCGGAAGGTGACCTTCACGCCGGAGGCCGCCCAGCGGATCGCTCGCGCCGTTGTGACAGTCGAGAAGGGCGACCGCTCAATCGGTGCACTAGGCCGCCAGTCGGCTGGCAGCGACGGCGAGATCATTCGCGGCACGTTCACGGCCCCGTGGAGCAAAGGCAGCACCAAGACGGTGACGGACGCCACGCTGTCGAGCGTCACGTACGCGGGCGTGAAGAATTACTTTGCCAGCGTCACTGGCAGCGGCAGCAAAGCGTGTGCGATTGCCTACGTTGCCGGCGAGTGGATCTTGATCGCTGCGGAGTGCGGCTAATGCTAGGCGGAAGCTGTAGCCCGTGCTGCGGTGGGTGTACGCAGGCCAAAGTCGATGAGCTAAACGCACAACTGCGATCAATGACGGTTAAATGTGCACTCTCACAACAGTCGTACGTGCCGCAATCCGGCGTATTGCGGGCCAATACTGTTGCGCAGTCTGGAATTAAGTGGCAGGGGCCGTCTGATACGACGCCAGCAACGCTTAACGAAGCCAGGGCTTTAATTAGCTCTACTATCTTCAGCAATATGCAAGGCGACGTACGTCTTCACGAGGAGCAGGTTTCGAGTGAGCCGTACGAGCTATTTCTTGACGCATCAGAAAACACGCCTGTATTTAAATACAACGATAGCCACATTGAAATTTTTTTTGCCTGTCAGTTCCACCCTGCCCTGGGGGTAGAACTGCCAAATGAAACGACAGGCTGCCGGCTTATCTGGAACCTCAATGTATATAAACTCAGGAGACAATCTTCCAATTTCGCTGTCAAGGTGAAAGACATTCTCACCGCAGACACCGTAGAAACTACATACGGCCCAGAGTTTCTAGCGGACAATGCAACGAATCCAACTTGGGGCGATACGACGGCAGCAGCGGTAGCTCAATACCTTCCCTGGGACTACGAGACAGCAGACGGCGGCAACTACGACACATCAAAACCGTTTGGAGGGCGCAACATTTCTACTGGTGGCCTAAAAACACTTAGCTCTAGTTACCAATTTGACGGACAATACTCAACATCAAAGCCGGGTTTTTATTTCAATGCAAATTTAGATTACGGGACAGGCACGGCTGCTCGATCTAGTGACGGCGGCGCGATTTCGTTAATGCTGGACGAGCGAACACGCTCAAATAATTCGTTTGCTTTTCACGCCCGTTCCACAACAGATACGCAACTAGAGCCTCTGCTTGTTACGTCTCCTTCATATTCTCACACAAGACTCAGCATTGGCACGGTCCGCTTCAAGCAAGCAGGGACCACGTCGCAGACAACATATTCTTATGTTGGTACTTCATACACTGCGTCAGCCGTGGTGACGCTGACGCCATCGTTATGAAGTCCTGTGGTTTTACTGATGACGGCATTTGCAAAACGTGCGGCGCGCCACGCATCAACGCCCGCCAACTGTGCGGCACATGGCGGCCTGACGTCCAGCCGCCACCACGACCCACACCCGGCCCCGGCACCGAGCTAAAAAAACTCCTGGCCCGCGTCGGCATCACCGCCACGCCCGACTGCGCCTGCAACGCTCGCGCCGCCGAGATGGACCGCCAGGGCGTCGAGTGGTGCGAGGGCAACCTCGACACTATCGTGGGCTGGCTCCGCGAGCAGGCCGCCGCTCGCGGCCTGCCGTTCCTCGACGTGGCCGGGCGGCTGCTGGTGCGGCGGGCGATCCGCAACGCACGCAAAGCCGCTGCCGGCAGCTAGGACAGACTTCAACTAGCAACGGCTACAGCCACAATCGGAGGCCTGAACCCACCGCAGGAGCTCACGCGTGGCCACAGCGTTCGTCCAGACTCCGGCAGAGATGTCGATCGAGTGCGTCAGTGCAGACGAGCTGAACGTCGGCCTGGCGTTCACCTCGAGCTCGGCAGCCATCAACCTGACCGGCTACACGCTTGAGGCGAAGGTATACGTTCCGACGTTCTCAAATGCCGACGGGACGTTTGGGTCGGGTGCTTACACGGTCGGAACCACGGCCGCCACGTTCACGATCTCTGCTGTCTCACTGTCTGGTGGCACCGTCAATATCGGCCTGACTGAAACACAGACCGTGGCCTTAAGCCCGGCTGTCGGTTACCGCTGGTATTTCCGTTGGACTGACACATCCGGCGTGACGCTCACGGTTCTGGCGGGGACGTTCACAGCGAGGGCACCGTGAGCGTAAACGTCACCGTCAACGGACAGAGCGGGCCGTCTGTTGT